TATACGCCAGTGGTGTTGTCAAATGCGTGACCTGCATTCCACTTAACATACGCTTCCGTGAACCCGCCAGAAGAGTTCTTGGTTTCTTCAACCAACTCAACAATACGGAAAGGGAGCGTAGCTGTGGTAGCAGATGTGTCTGAAATAGCACTAGCAGAATTACCTGTTACGGTGCTTCCGCTATTGTTTACTCCAGCGACATTTGCGCCAATATCAGTGATAGCCAAGTCACCAATCGTTGTACCAGAAGATACAACAGCAACCTTGAACAATACGTCCGTAGCATCGCATACATACGCTTTAATATCTGAAGCGGCTGTGCTTGCTGGGAAATATTGTCTAAAAGTCACTTGTGAAGTGCTTGGGTCGGTGTAAGTTACACCCATGAAAACTCCAATAGGAGTCATGGCAGCATCAAACGTATCACGCTCGACAGTGCCTCCAGTAACTAGCTTGACAGCATCCCCGTAGAAAATGTCCGTCGCATAACCGCTGGCTATGCTGTACTGACGAAACGTGCCTACATAAGGAACACCACTAAGCAGTTTTACTGGCTTTAGCCCATAAGGGGCATCAACTGTTGGATAAGCCATGTTAACCTCTTAACAAAAAATTTAAGTTCCTTTACCAAAATTGGTAACTTTTGTGGTGCGCTCGTTGAATAAAGGCATACGAGGATCGTTTTCGCGCATGAGGTTGTTATCTACAGAGTTCATCTGCGATTTGGTTTGAGTTTCGTAATGCTCATTACGTTCTTCAACCATCTCTTTTGGAGCTTTACAAGCCATTAAACCACCTATAGTTATGTTGCCAGTGAACCTTTCATCACTGTTGTCAGACAATATTTCTGGATGATCTTCAGCTTTTACTGGCTCCCAACCCTCACGTAGTTTCGAGGATATGTTACTAGCGTCTGTTACACCAAGAGTAGATATGCGAACCCAACGTGGCTCATAGCCATCCTCTACCTCAATAGTAGGTAAGACATCTGGTTTTACCCAGTGGCGTTTACGACCACTTTTTTCTCGTGTCTCGCTATCTCTCTTAATTCTATTTTCAGCCATTAACTATTTCCTCTTTCTAATGCAGCCACCTGTTTGGCGTATTGTTCGGGAGTCAGTCCCAAGCGTTTAGAGAGCGTTAGTTGTGTTTGCGTTAGCCTAACTTTCTTAGGCGAAGTGCTCCGCACTGCGGGTGCAACCACGTTTGTAGCTCTCTTCGTTTGTTTAGGGATCTCCTCCTCAAATTTATCTGGAAACACTTGTCGCATACGAGCATCAATGCGCTCGTAGTATTCATCAGTTCGGGGGTCTACCCCCTCATCAGTTAGTTTGTAGTGTACCCCAATAGCAAAACTTTTCATTTCGGGGTCACTATCAAACCAAGGATTCTTTGCTTTCCACTCTTCTACTCTAGTATCTCGGTAGACCTCTTGGGTGTGTGTTGCTTCTGCATCTTGTACAGGAGTTTCTTCTTCCTGTAAAGCGGGTATCTTAAAGTTATTTAGGCGTTCTGACTTTAATTTAGCAGAAGTTAGACTTTCTTGTGCATCAACAACAGCTTCAGAATTACCCTCTTCATAAGCAATTTTATATGCTTGCTTCGCAGACTCTACTTCTGAAGTGGCATTTTTCTTAGCTTGTTCAAGTAATGCCTCTTGGTTCTTTGATACATTACCTTTTAGCTCTTTGTTTTCATCAACTAACCGTTGAGCTAGTTTCTCTAACTCCGTACGTTCACGTTGCGCGGATTCTTTTGCCCGCCGTTCATCGTGATAACTCTTACTAAAATGTTTGAGTCGGTTTTGAACTTTTTTAGAGTAGTTTTCTAACTCTTCTTCAGTAACATCTTCCGGTGGTTCAGAAGCCTTACGATTACGGTCTGCTTTAGGAGTATCGTCGTAAACCTCGACTTCAACGTCATCTTCTACTTCTGCTTCTATTTCTGGCTCTGGTTCTGGTTCCGCCTCCGGCTCTTTGTAATCTTCTGCCGTTTTCTTACCAGATATATCAATCTCAACTTCGCCCGAATCTTCAATCTCTATCGCAGTATCCTCTTGTTCTTCATCAGGAAACTCAAACTCTACTTTTTGAAATGGCATTGTTTACTCCTTATACTCGCTCTATACCGCGATGATCAGCCACAACTGCTTCGATAGAATCATCATTCATCAGTCGATACTCTGAACCATCAATGGTAAACCTAGTGCCAGTATTGGCGCGAAACATAACATAATCTCCTACTTTACACCAAGGCCCAGTAGGGAATCTGTCTTGGTCTGAGTAAGCTTGCATACCCATATCAATGACCACACCTATAATAGACATAACTTGTTCGTGATTTTTAGTAGTCACTGATTTTAGTAAGTCAGTTCCTTCAAACGCCTCTTCTACTTGAGGCATTGCTACTAATACTCTATACCCAACAGGTATGGGTAATTGTGCCTCAAACTCTTCTTCCGTAACGCTCGCTTGCGCGGTATCAGTCATCTTCGTACTCCATGTTGCGCGAAAGGTCTTCGATATAGCCCAAGCAGGTGTCCAGACCCCGTAATAACCCTGCCGTTTCCTTATACTGAGAGAAGTCCTTTACCGCTCCCCCCACCAAGAAATTTGTTGCGGAAGCTTTATCAGCTTCGATTCGTTCTTTTAGCACGTCAAAGACGGTTTTAGCCATTATTGGCCTCTATTATTATTTTGCATTGCTTTGACCATATCTGTATCTGCTTTTGCGTTATTTTTGCGGCGTTCAGCAGCCATCTTTATGCCGTCCTTTTTAGCCTCTAGCACTAACTCTTGTTCTTTAAGGGCTAGTTCTGCTTGGTCTATTTGAGCATCTTGCATTTGATCTCTTGCTTTCAACTCCAACTCAGCTTGTTTTACTTGTAAATCCGCCTGATCTTTTTGGGCTTTACGTTGTACTTCTTGTTGTCTGAGTTGTAGTTCTGCTTGTTGCAGTTGAATAACAGGATCTTGTGCCTTCTGTTGGGCCTGTTGCTGTGCTGCTTGTTGTTGGTGTTGCTGCGTTAACTGCTTACCTGCATCAGCGACTAACCTTGCTAGGTTAACTTCTACCTGTTCTGGTAAAGCTTCATTAGGTGACGGTAACGAAACCCCTAACTTATCTTCTATCTGTTTGCGGTAACTAAAGCCAAGATGCTCTGCGATGTGTGCCTGTAGAGCAGCCATAATAGGTTTTGCTTGAGGGTTCTGTCCAATCATCTGCATTATCATAGGGTCTTGCATGAACGATTGGTGCGTTGCGATATGTGCATCGTGGTCTTGGTATATAAAAGCCTTTAATGGTTTGCCCACCAAAGCATCCATATTTTCACTAATCGGATCAGTTGGTTTAGCATCATCTTTCGTAGGTACAAGTTTATCAGCATTCTTAACGCCCAACACTTCAATCATCTGCCTATGCAGTTGTGGCAAGTCGTATATCTGCGGTGCTGTCTGTGACATCTGTAACACAGCCTGATACTGAACCACCCGTTGTGCCATCGTAGAACTGTTTGGATCACTAACAGGTATAACATCTACTGTCATGTAATCTGACTGTCGTGCGGTGACTGCGCCTCTATAAGGCTGATAGTCATACTGTTCAGGCGCATTCTCAGCCATGATTGCTTTGAGCATCTTAAACTCTTGCTTCATGGCATAATGGACACGGGCTTGTACCGCAGCCATCGGCTTCAAAGTACGCTCTAGAAGTGCCAGAGTGGTCCCTACAGGAGCGTTTGCTGACATATCCGAAATGTTCATGTCGCTGATTGCGCCCAGCCTACGGCCTTCTGTAGTGATCTGATTGAGCAAAGCGAGCAGGGTTTGGCTAGGCTCTTTGTATGGGAGCGGCATGATATTGTCACGAATTGCCCCAGACGGTACATCCACGTCCTTGAACTCGCCCGGTTCTATGGGCGTATCATCTCCTTTGATGCGAAGCCCACGAGCTTTTAGACCCCCCGGTAAGTTAGAAAGTGTACCAGCATCCACCAGTTGCCGTATGATCGAAGTACCCGCCTTTGCGTACCCCCCTATTATATGTATCAGACCCAGACCGTAGAACCCAAATCCCGGCACGTATACGTAGTGTACGAAGTGTTGACGCTTCAACATCAACTCATCTTCTTCGTTCCAGTTACGTCTTATACCTAGAACTTTATTGTTGCCCCGCTCGATAGTGACAACGTAAGGTTTAGCGATCTGATCTTCTTCTTCACCGTCTTCTTCATCCACGCCGTCTATAACTAGATCTGCATGAATTTCATACAGTGTAAAACGGTCATCGTCGGTCATAGAGTAACCGCCTTCTTCCGCTTTACGTTCTTCTATATCTGTGTGGTACGGCTCTGGGTCTCCCAGATCTAAATCTTTATAAAAACCTACAGCCTGTAACTTCTTTAACTCGTTCTTGGTTTTACGCATGATATGTGTAACACGCTCGGCGCTCTCTACGTGAGACGCACCGTAAGGCACTACTACATCTTCTGCTGGGATATACACTGCGGTCTGACGACCTATGTTTGGATCAAAGTAAACTTTCTTAAACGCAGACCCCGCTAGACCAAGACTATAGAGTAGCCGCTCGTGCTCTGGTCTGTACTCCACCATGCGCTCAGTAAGCTCATAGTTCATATCAGCTTTTACACGCTGTGCAGCGTCTTCTTTTTCTTTAGTCTCT